CTGTCAGTTTTAATACGAGCATATTGTTCAGCTACCCTTGTGGTTAGAGTCAGGAGAATCTTTGTTCCTGGCTCTCCCATCGGGCAGCCTCTACGTGACAAGAAATGATATCCAACACCATCAAATGTATAATTTGGTGGATCAGACAACAACGTCACATCACTCTCGGCGGTTCGCTGATAATAAAGAATTTTATCGTCGACATCAAAAACTGTATCTACAAGTGTTTGGTTCCAGAAAGGTGCAGAATTATCTCCCGGAAATTACTCCTAGAGATGTTGCATTGAAGGCTTTTATGGCCAAGGACCTCTCCTCTATTTAGAGCAGAATAGTCTTGGTGACAAGAGAATGTCTAGTACATTTTTCGTATAACCTGAAAACATACCCAAGCGTTTCGAAAATGATTCGAATACAAGGCGGGTTCTTTCCCACTGCGCATAATCAGTCGCAGTTTCATAGTCACCAGCTACAAGATATTCACCATCAACGAATTCATCAACATGTGCTTCAATAAGCTACATTATGTCAGGCTAACTTGATAGCTTGAAACGATTCTCTTTCTATGCTTAAGAATAGAGACCATGTTGACGTTGATACCAGCGAAAACCATTATAACTTTTTCCAAGACCCGCAGTTAAGCTTGAATCTAATTAAAGAACTTCAAGCCAGCAGTGAGAAAATGCCTACATATAAGTTGTGAGTGCAGTTTCGGTCATGGAAACAATCCTGGTCTTATTACCAGGTTCAGAGATTATTTCTACTCTGGCCCTAGGTGGAAGATCAGTCTTCTCTAATGTTTTGTCTTAATTAATTTTAAACAAACCATCTTCAAGAAGAGTTACAATGGAATCAATAATGATCCAAGAGGAAACTCTCTCTGGTTCCTAAAATTTCCTTTTAGGAGTCAATAGAGTATCCTTATCATTTAAATCGGGGAAAAGCATTCTGAGATTCCACTTATCTGCTAGTTTACAGATTTAGTGATCACAGTACTAGAGTTCAAAACCATTTGGTGTCTCGACTATGTCAGTCACCATAGGACAGAATTCCTTTTCGCCAATTCTTCTTTTGAAAATTTTCTCTAGAAGAGTCCGATTAACGGGCTTTTCTTTACTAATGAAGTTCGGATCGAGATGACCATACATGGCATAATCATCAATTCCGGCTCTAGCTCCCTTTTAGACCTTAGATTTTTGAAGATCACGGTCAAAATCGGGAAGACCCTATAAAGGAACTTCAATGAGACATTTCCCAGCTTCTATGTTAACTTCACCTATGAGGTCATCCACAAAATGGTATGATTTCTCAAAGG